GTTAAAAGGACTTTTAACTTGTATAAATCTTTCTTTAGGCACACCTGCCATAGAAGCTAATTGTTGTTTAATATTAAAGGGGAAAGGTCTAGACTTAGTATCGTCAGTTGCAGCTACATAAACATTGCCTTGTCCGAACGTTTTTACTGCCCAATCATATAGACTTTTGTGACCTGGATGGAACGGATGAAAACCGCCTGGCATAACAGCCACAACTTTCTTTTTACGGTCTTCAAATAGTTCTCTAAGTCTCATGTATAGTCGCCTTCTTTAATCTCGTCCATGCATTCACCAAATATCTTGTCAATTAGTTCGTCTCTGTTACTTTGAGTAAACACTTGTTCTGGCGAAGCTCCTAAGTCGTACTGAGCACAATAACGATTGATACCTTTTTCTACTAAATCACCTAAGCATTTATGACGGTCAATCTCTTTGCCACTTCTGTGCATATCGGCTATTTTAGTCATAGCTGGAAAAAGTTCCTTGCGGTAAAACTGTGGGTCGTTACGCATCCATACACTGGTATCGTCAACTAAGTCATAACCTAGATCTGGATCATCTTTTTGTTCTATATCAGTTACTTCAAATATTTTCATTATATACTCTTTCCACGGTTTGCTAGGTAATACTTTAAAAACTTTTTATTATCTTTATGCATAGATGCAGCATCTGGACTAGATTTATAGATTTTCAGCCATCCCTTGTAATGTGGGTCGTCTGCAAGAGTTTTCTCTTTTTTAGGTCCAAAGAGTTTATCCCATATGCCTTCATCTAAATCTATAGCTCTCATGTTATTCTCCTACAACATCTGCGTATGATGTTCCGTATGGATTAGATGCTATTAAAATATTGTCAGCTTGCGGCAACGAGTCGGTTGATTCTGCTTCCAAATTACTGTCACCTAATCCGTTTATCTTAGCTAACCGATTACCTAGATCTCTTATTAGTTCTGCTTCTGACTTTTTTACCATTTTCTGCAACTCCAATATCTTGCCTTATGACGTGGTCCAGGATTATCACAATTATGTCTTGCTCTGAAAGAGCGTCTTGCTGCTGGATTGTTCTTTTTAATGCTCATAGTTTTGCCTTTAACACTGCTTCCGCCGTGCCCAAAGTTTACTTTAACTACATTGCCTTTTGGATTCTTAACATACACTTTAAACTTCTTAACATCACCTTGCATAGGTTTGCCTAGTTTAACTGTACGTCCTTGGTACTCTGCTTCGTCGATAACGTCATCATCATTGTACCACAACTCGCCATACTCTGCATAAAACTCATCATCATCGTCAAATGTAACTTCGTCTAGATCTTCACCTTCGGTTGGAAATTCAATATCAAAGTCTTCATGACCTTCTGCAAACATATAGTTAGCTAAGTGATTTGCATACTCGTCTGCTTCTTCGTTAGTTAACTGTCTTGGCAACGGAATTTGATACACACTAGCACCTTGTGCTGATTCGTGCAATTCGCTGCCTGGAAAGATACTTTCGTCTAAACTTTCGTTTAAACTATTATTCTTTTCCATTACTATGTATACAAAGTTTTCCATACTACTACCTTAATGATTTAATATAACGCTGTTAACAGTACCGTCGGTATATGTGACTACTGCTCTAACCCAAACATAGTTTCCAGTAAAATTAGTTATAACAGATGAAGTTGTTCCCACATCGTCTACTACTGGATATGCTTGCGAGTACACTGTAAACCAATCAGCTGCTCCTGGAGCAGTTGCAAGTGTTCCTTGCATAGTTACTGTACCAATAAACCCACTTAGTGAATATTGAACTGTGTGGAAACCGTCACTACGTCCGTAGTAACCGTCGCCTTTAAATTTCTCTCCAGTCACGGTAGTAACTGTACTATCCCCTGGATGAGTGTTTGCTGATAAGATTGTTTCGCTATTTGCCATACAACTATTTATCTATCTTTCGATTGTACACTAATTTGTCTATGCGTACTACGTTACTAACAAATAAATTTAGTAATTGCAAGATCTTTTCGTCTCTAGCATAAAAATATAATCCACGAGTGTAGCCACTACGTTGTATAGTTTGCAAACATACCGGTCCTGCCTTAGCTTTGTCTGGATTTTTCTTAATCCATTCGGCTAAATTAGGATCACAGTTATACCCTAACGTGACTTTAAAATTAAAATCAGTAGGGTGCTTAACTAATATTGTATTTGCAGCTAATTGAGATACATTTTCACTGCTTGGCTCCCAAAATTCAATTACGCCTTTTAGTTTTTTTGACAGCATAACTAACCAATCATAGTCGTGAGAATATATCTGCATATATGGGTTTGATACACGAAGTTTGTAATCAGTTTGTTTAGAAAATTCTATATATAAATTCTTTGCCTCAATAAAAGTGTCAATCTCAATTGGCCGATCTCGTCTTTCAAACAGTTGAGGAGGGCCCCATTTTAGAGGCTCTCCTTGATCAAATTGTTGTTGTAGTTTACTAAGATCTTCTTTCGCTCTACTTAGATTTTTGTCTCTAAATATATGCGATAGTGCGTTTACTACAACTAATTTGTACGGGTATTCGTCATAAAATAGTTTAGTAGTTTCAAACTTGTTCAACTGTTTCATGTGATTCTACCTTGAGTGCAATAGCATTGTCAACTACGTCAATAGTTAAGTTGCCACCGTCTTTAAGTGTGCCGAATAAAAGTTCTTTTGCAAGTGGCATTTTAATTTCTTTATCAATAACACGTTGCAACGGTCTTGCACCCATTAATGGATCAAATCCTTTTTCTACTAGGTAGTCAAGTGTTTCGTCAGTGATAGCAATCTTAACGTTTTTATCCTTAACTTGATCTTTAAGTTCAACAAGGAACTTGCCAACAATTTTAAGCATAATTTCTTTACCTAGTTTATCAAATGTAATTACACCATCTAAACGATTGCGGAATTCCGGACTAAAGAATTTCTTAAGGGCTTTATCTTCGTAAGAGTTACTTTGCGACTCTCCGCCAAATCCAATTGTATTTTTCTCAGAATCAGCAGCACCTAAGTTAGTAGTAAGAATTAAGATACAGTTACGTGCGTCTGCTTCCTTGCCATTACTTCCTGTGATTTTACCATTGTCCATAACTTGCAACAAGATTTGTGATACATCTGGATGTGCCTTTTCGATCTCATCTAGTAGCAATACACAGTTAGGCGATTCTTGCAATTTAACAATAAGTTGTCCTGCACTATCTTCGTGACCTACATATCCTGGAGGGCTACCAATTAGTTTACTTACACTGTGCTTTTCTTGATATTCACTCATATCAAAACGTATAAGTTTAACACCTAAGTTAGTAGCAAGTGCTTTTGCAGTTTCAGTTTTACCAGTACCAGTCGGTCCCATAAACACAAAACTACCAATAGGCTTGTCTGCTGCTTTAAGTCCTGCTTGTGCAACAAGAATTTTATCTACAATTGCATCAACTGCTTTATCCTGCCCGTATACTTGACCTTTAATATTGTGTTCAAGATTAGCAAGATTTTCAGTTTCGCGTTCACTTACTTGTTCTTCAGGCAAGTTAACTGCTTTAGCAAGTTCAAATTGTATTTCATATGCGTCAACAATTTTTTCACCTTCTACTACTTTTAGATTAAAGCGTGAGCATGCTTGGTCAATTAAATCAATTGCTTTATCAGGTAGCTTCTTGTCAGACTGATATTTGACACTTAATTTAATTGCTTCGTCGAGTGCCGCGTCAGTAATAGTAGTATTGTGATACTCTTCATAGTACTTCTTAAGGCCTACTAGAATATCCTTAGTTACTTCTGCACTAGGCTCGTCAACTGTAACACGCTGGAATCGACGCATCAATGCACGATCCTTTTCAAAGTACTTGCGATACTCTTCCCACGTAGTTGATGCAACAACTTTAATGTTACCTTTGCTTAGTGCTGGCTTCAGCATGTTAGCAAGATCGTTTGCACTATTTCCGCCACCAGCACCTGCACCACTAATCATGTGTGCTTCGTCAATGAACATAATAGTTTTGCCTTTTTTCTTTAAGGCAGTTAGAACAAGTTTAAATCGTTCTTCAAAGTCTCCTCGATATTTACTACCAGCAAGCATACTACCAATATCTAAGTTATAAACATTATATTCTTTTAAGAACTCGGGCACTGTGCCTTGTTCGATATTAAACGCCAAGCCTTCTGCAATAGCAGTTTTACCAACACCCGGGTCACCTACAAGTAATACGTTATTCTTATTGCGGCGTCCTAGTGCAAGTGCAATAGCATCCAACTCTTCTACACGCCCAATAACAGGATCAATTGACTTTGCTTTAACTTCGTCATTAAGATTAGTTGTGAATGCACGAAGCGCCTTAGCCGCTGCGCCACTCATTTCTTCATCTTCTTCGTTTGCGTCAACTTCACTGCTTAGATAAGCAGCAAACTTTTCCTTTTCAAATCCTGCTTGCTCGCAATAATATGCTGCGTGAGATTTCTTCTCACTAATAATACTAAGCATTACATCACTTAAATCAATATGACTGCGCCCATTAAATAGTGTTTGTGTAAACGCACGATTTAAGCAACGTTCAACAGTAGCAGTTTTCTTAGGCTTATATTTGCCCATGTCTTCTGCAACTTTAATTTCGTCACACCCTACTTTTAAGTGGTGCTCTAGGTTAGATTTTAAATACTCTGGATCAACTCCAAAATCCTTAACTAATCCGTAGAAGTTATCACTGCATAGCATTGCAAACAACAAATGCTCAAGTGTAACGTACTCGTGCTTTAAGTTGAAAGCATCCTTAACTGCTTTGTCAAATACTAGTTGTAGATCTTTACTTGGTTCAACCATTTGCGTGTTCCTTTATTAGTTTTCGTTGCTTCTTCTTTGCCATTGACAACTTTAATTTACTTGTCCTACTTGTGAATTCAATTCCTTGAAGATGATCGTACTCATGTAGGAAGCATCTTGCGTCTATCCCACTTAACTCTAGTATACACTCTTTACCGTCAATGTCAAGGAATTGTGTTACCAAACTCTTTGGTCTACTAATATTTAATATTAATCCTATGTGACTTAAACACCCTTCTTTGCCTTCTTCTATTTCGTTGCTAACTTCTAGGATAACAGGATTAATGACAGCAAATGGTTTAGTAACTTCTGCATGTTGTGTAGGCCGCATTACAAATATCTGTGCGTCTACTCCTACTTGATTTGCTGCAAGACCAATGCCGTTCTTTGCCATCATTACTTGGCACATTTCACCTGACACTTGTTTAGCATCCATTGAATCAAAATCAAATGGCTCTGCAACCTTACTTAAAAATTCATTAGGTGATTTTATCAATTTCATCTTTTATATCCTTTAATTTTTGTAGTATTGTTTTGTCTTGTATATGTGGAACAATTGAGTCTATTTTAATATGGGCATTGCCTGGCCTTCTTGAATTTACATTAGGTATGCCTTGTCCTGTTATACTAAACACTGTTCCACTTTTTGTACCTTTAGGCACAGTTAAATTAAAATTCCTTCCAGCTGGCGTTCTTACTTCAATAGTAGATCCTAAAATTAAATCAAACACAGAAATATTTTGTGTTGTAGTAATGTTATCACCGTCTCTTTTCCAAGTAGCATGCGGCCCAACTTTAATACTAAGAATTAAATTTCCGCGTTCTGCTTGTGGGAAACTATCGTCGCCTTTGCCTGCAAATCTCACTTGATCGCCTTGTTTAACTCCAGGTGGTACAGCAGCGTCGAGTATCTCTATTCTTCCACTAGGAAGTCTGTATTGTATGTTAACTGTCTTCCCAATAAATAACTCCTCAAACGTTAGACCATACTCTATATTAACATCTCTATTACGGATCTGTCTAGTCGGTTGTCTACCAAAACCAAAAGCTGCGCCAAACATGTCTTCAAACGATCCAGGTTGCTGTCCAAATGGATGGTGTTGCTGTGGTTGAGGATTATCATACTGCTGTTTTTTAGCAGGATCTCTTAGTGTTTCGTATGCTTCTTGAATTTTTACGAACTCGTTAGAATTACCACCTCTATCAGGATGGTGCTGCATACTTGCTTTCTTGTATGCTTTTTTTATTTCTTGTGGAGTTGCGTTACTCGAAACGCCTAGGGTAGAATAATAGTTCATACAATTACTTATCGCATGAACTATTTAGATATTGTATTACTGATTACTTTTTGGATATTGCTTCTTTAGCATAGAACGCTGCTACAATTGCTGCAACTGATACAAAATAAGTAGGAGCCATAGATCCTAGTACTGTTGCTGCTTGATCCAACCCTGCAAATACTGCGGTTACAACTGCAAACGGATATAGTAGCATACCAAATAGTGCAAACCATGCCATGTTACGTTGTGCGTCACGCATTAAGTCTTCGTCTTCTAAACGCTTGCGCTTAAATTCAAGATCCATTTGCATTTCTTCTGCAGAGATATGTCCATCTCCGTTTGCATCCATTGCTGCTGCAACTGATTCATCGACTGTTACTGTTTTCTTTTCTGCCATTTTACTTTCCCTCTAGTTTAGCAAGACGAGCTTCTAACTCGTCAATCTTTTTAGTAACATGAGGGTATTTTTTACGCCAGGCGTCAGTCGGTTGCTCGAACCAAGTCAATCCCCATCTTACAACTAAGAAGTCCAAGAATTGATCTAGTTTAGCATAGCACCAAAGCCCTGCCCTTGTATCTTTAAAATAAGCTAGAAATGCAGCGCCAGCTAGTGCGCCAAGTATACTTGTGTATATCCACAATGTATCGCCAGTTAGTCTTTCAATTAAATCCCACATAGTAATAATCCCTCAATTAACTATGTGTATTTAGTCTTCTTCTGCTGGGATTTCAGGTTTGACAGCTTCTTCATAATAAACAATTATTTGTTTTTGCTGCTCAATGTAGCGTCTTAGTTCAGCAAAGTTTAAACTAAGGTTTTCGTAGTCTTTAATACTAATAGCAATGTATGCAAGCTCGCCGTTCTTTGCTGAAAACTTTGCAACAAATTCGTCGTAGTTTTCTGCTGTAACAACATATATCTTAATGTTATTAATTTGCGCACCCTTAGGGCGAGCTACGATTGGTACGGTTGTTTTTACAGTATTAGTTACTGTTACTATCTGTGGTTCCGGCATCATTGAGCTGCACCCCATTAGGGTCAGTAATGCTGCGGAGATCACTCCATAAGTTATCAGTCGCATTTTGCATCCTATTTTCAATCAACCCCGGCTTCTTCTGCGCCAGTGCTGTTAAGTTGTGTTTTTGTAGTGTAGCACGAAGTTCATCTCCGTACTGCTCTGATTTTTGTAACTCCCGTTGCAATGTTGCACTAAGCTCTGCATTGCGAACTACATCTGCTTGTAAAGTAGCAATACTATCTTCGCTGATTTGTACTGCTACTTCCATTTTTGCAACATTTTCTCGTGCTGTTTGTAAATCGCTTTGCAGTTTTTGAACGTACAAGTATCCCATTCCCGCAGTAGCGATAACAGTCATTACCATAGCAATTTTAATAGCACCAAACATAATTTATCCTAGTAGTTTTTCCAAAGTTCTTGGACCAGCAATGCCGTCAGCCTTTAAGTCGTTTGCAGTTTGCCATGCTTTTAATGCACGTTCTGTTCCTGGACCAAATGCTCCGTCTGCTCCAACGCCCAATGCTTCTTGCATCATCTTAACGCCTTCACCTTTGCAACCTTTGCGTAGTACACCAATGTCATCTACATCAATGTCATCTTCGCCGTCATCTTCGACAATACTTACAGGATTGCCAAATACTTCCATTGCTTTCTTATAACGTGATTGACGATCAGCAAGTCCGATGTTACCACCGTTGATCTTTTTAGTCATCTTTGTTACGTCATCTGTGTCTGCAATTGAATTTAAATTGTTTGCACCCCAGAACCAGCAAGCACTTTCAACAGCGCCTTTTTCAGTTGCAACATATGTTGCTGCATCATCTGCTGACATTCCTACTGTTTTACCAAAACGTTCATAGTTATTACGTCCAGTAAGTTGCTTTAGACCTCGGCCACAAAATCTCCAGCCATCGCCGGTTTGTGTGTTGCCTAGTTGCCCACGTGCAGACCGAAACTCATCTTGATATACATAGTTTGCAATCATCTCTGGGTTACGTGCATACTCTGCTGCATTGCGTTTCGGCGCTGCGCCAAAGTAACGACCAAACACTGCGTTAAGTGCTTTCTCGCTATAGTTTAAGTTTTCTTTAAGTGATCGAAAGTTATTTGATTCATGTGCGCACTGGCTAATAAAGTGAGCCATACGTCTTTCTGTTGTGATACCATACTTAGGTAAGATATCTACTAATGCTGCATGCCATGCATCGACATTTTTGTTGCCTGGAATTAACAGTGCCAGGTGTTCTTTCTGTAGTTCAAACATAATTATATCCTTTTTAAAACTAGGGACTTATTTTTATTTTCAAATACAAGTTTATCCCCGTACTTACTTATATTGTAGTCGCCCATATACTTAGTTAGGAACATAAGTTCTGGGTATGAATTTAAAACATCGAATGTTTCAGTAATTTGTGTTACAACTTTATTTGTGTCTCCAAAGTCTAAAACTTCAAATGCTAGTGTGTCTGCATATGCTTTTTTAATAGACAGTGTAGTATCTTCCATTACAATATCTTCTAGGTAACTATTGGTGAAGAAGTTCTTATAGTTATTAAGATTACTTTCAGAAACTGTTATGCCGTAGTTATCAGGATCTAATGGAACTTCTCTATCTAAGTTTTCCATTGATACTTTAAAACTTTTAAATCCTTTATAGTAACGGAATTTAAAATTATCTACAGATGCTAGCTTTGATACTCCGTCAACTATTTCCATAATATTTTCGTTAGCTGATCTATCTCTTTCTAGTTCAACAAACACTCTATATGCACCATCACTCTGTTCTCCAGCAGTGACATCACTGTCAAGTATAAAGCTATATCCGCCTTCTAAAAATCTCATTAAGTCATCAGCAGGGTTTTTATCACCAACAGTAAAACTAAGTGTAACAATATTCTTATCATCGCCCATTTTACTAGCATATGAATCAATCTCAAAAATGTGATGTACTAAATCTTTTAAGTCGCCAATTCTTAGTCCCATATTATACAGCCTCCCCAGCTGCTTCCGGAGCTGCTACTGCTGTTTGATCAACAGTTTGGTCAGCCGCTTGTGGAGTTTCTTGAGCCGTTATATTTGCTAATTCTTCAACAGTGCTAGAACCACTATAGATGTCTGCAATTAATTTTTTAGGCATTTGAATTTTTACAACCCATATTGGTTCACGATCAAGTTTACCTTTTTTACTGCCTGGACGAATGTCGGCTTGTGAACGAATCTTACGTGGCTTAATAACATAGTCCTTGCCCATAAACACTTTGCAATCATAATCTAATAATCGCTGTCCGCCCATTGGGTCTGGCATCTTATTACGATCCCACATAAACGAGCAGGTAACCCAATGTCTATCAATAACTGGACCTTCGGCTAATTCGCCATCTTCCCAGTTAGCATACACATATATGTCCAACTCGTCTAATACTCTTTCAAAATCTTTTAGTACTTGAAATGAAGTGTTACTGTCGTAAATGCCTTCAATGTTCTTTACAATGTCGTAGATATCTTGCATGTGGCTTCCTATAATCTTATACAGTTATTTATCACCGTTTTACAGTTAACAACTATTTTTACTCGTCGCTCTCGATGCTAAATATCTTTGTAGGGCAGAAGCTTTACTATCAAAGCAAACGCCGTACTCCATAAACCAGGAGGAAACTTAATGGGTGCAAAGAGAAAACTTGCTGCTAAATCAAAGCAGCATGCTAACAACAATTATGATAATGTAATTAATATCAAATCCAAGGGCCAACAGGTCCAAAAGAAATCAACAGTTTCGATACTTCCAAGAAATAGAAATCAAGAACAATACGTGTTAACCTTGCTAGACCCTAAGAAAGACATAGTCTTTGGTGTTGGTCCAGCAGGAACAGGCAAAACCCTTTTGGCTGTGCAAGTAGCGGTTAAACTATTTAAAGAAGGCGCAGTTGATAAGATCATCGTAACTAGACCAGCAGTATCGGTCGACGAAGATCTAGGATTTTTACCAGGCACATTAGAAGAAAAAATGGCACCATGGACTCGACCAATATTTGATGTATTGAGAGAGTATTTTCATGCAAAAGAAATTGAGGGGATGATTGAAGAAGGAATAATTGAAATTGCTCCGCTAGCATATATGCGAGGCAGAACATTTAAAGATGCATTTATACTTGCAGATGAAATGCAAAATGCAACACCAAATCAAATGAAAATGTTACTTACACGTTTAGGTACTGGCAGCCAGATGGCAGTGACCGGTGATCTTAATCAAGCAGATAGGATTAAAGATAACGGTCTATTAGACTTTACTAGACTATTAACCGAAAGTAATTCAGATAGTTTGGACGTAGTCCAGTTTGATCAAGGAGATATAGAACGTCACAAAGCAGTGGCAGAAGTCCTAAGAGTTTATGGAGACGAGTAAGCTCTAAAATTAAAGGGGGCTTTATGTCCCCTTTAACATTTCAGTAACACCAAATTATTAGTGCAATTATAGCGATAGCAAATGCTGCAATCTTTTTCGTATGACGAACAGGCTTTGGCACTACTATTGGTGCTTCCATATTACCGTAACCAGATTCCCAATCCCAATGTGCTTTAGACTTGATCATATGAGGATGTTGAATCCTAGTCCTACGATCTTCTTCTTTCTGCTCATCAGTTAGCTTATGCTTAGATTTCATTTTTTATCGTTGCTAATAGGTATTCATTTTTAGACCATACATATGTCCAACTACGTCCTTTGATAGGCGGCTTACCTAAGTTATCGTAATATGTATGTTGGATGTAATATTTCTCTAGCCATATACGTTTTTGCGATCCGCTACGCACAGGCAACCAAGCAAACTTTTCTTCTACAGACCGTTGCGGATCTGCTTGCCAGTTGGCACCCATCATGTTATACAGCCATTGGCGCTTTAATACTAGCCATCGGATCATAGTCTAAGAGCTTATATACGCTTGTTGTAGTGCTTAATAGTTCGTCGAGCGTACTAAACGTGGGCATGTGTAATGTAGGTCCTTTAACAGGGGTACGTTGAAGTTGCTGTTGTACTTGATCCATATGATTCTGATAGATGTGACAATCGCCGCCGCTCCATACAAAGTCGCCTACTTCTAGTCCTGCAATTTGTGCAAGCATATGTGTAAGCAAACTGTAGCTTGCAATGTTAAACGGTACACCTAAGAACATGTCTGCACTACGTTGATATAGTTGACAACTTAGTTTGCCGTTGGTTACTTTAAATTGTGCAAGTGCATGACACGGTGGTAACGTCATTGCGGCAAGTTGGTTAGGGTTCCACGCACTTAGAATAATGCGTCTACTATCTGGATCATTTTTAAGTTGATTAATTATTGTAGTAATCTGATCAATGCCACTAAGCATTGGTGCGCTATTGTGCATGTGTCCGTTAAAGTTACGCCATTGATGACCATATACAGGGCCTAGTTGTCCTTCTAGGTATCCTAACGCTTTACCTTGTGCGTTAGCATTAGCAGTCCAAATAGTATTCTTTCCTTCTAACTCTGAACGATCTTTTTCAAATGTAATTTCAGCAAGTCTACGCTCGTCTCTACTACCTTCTAAGAACCACAGTAGTTCGCCTACAACACTTTTCCAAGCTAACCGCTTAGTAGTTACTGCGGGGAAACTATCACGCAAATTAAAGCGCATTTGATAGCCAAACACGCTACGTGTGCCTACACCTGTGCGATCACTTACGTCTTCACCGTTCTCTAATATATGCTCTAGGGCATCTAAATACTGCTTCATATAGTTCGCCGCTTCCAAATTTCAAATGTTACGTCATCTTCTTCTTCTATCCAGCTACGATAAAACAAACTTTCAATCTTCTTCAATGGAAGGAATGTATCACAAGCGTATGCACCTGGGATACGACTTAGATAAAATTCGTCGATCACTCCTAGTGTTTGTTCAATAATATTTGGTCCACCGATAATCCACGTAGTAATATTAGGATTCTTATTTGCTAGTTCTCTTACATTAAAAATTAAGTTGCCGTTCATATACTCGTGTGCGCCAGGATAGTCATCTTTACGAGATGTTACTAGTACATTAGTACGCTTAGGTAACGGGCGTGGCATATCAGGATCTTCCCAAGTAGTAGATCCCATTACAACAATGTCATTAACTGTATTACTTTTAAACCATTTAAGGTCTGTGCTATTATGGGGCCAGGGCAATGTACCGTTTTTACTTACGCCGCCGTAGTCATCACATGCTAGAATTGCTTTGATTGTCATCTAATATCCTTTTCATAGTATCGCTTGCTATAGTAGTAAATACTCTAGGAGCAACACTGTGTATAATAATTGCTGGTACTAGCAATTGTAATTGTAATGCAATTTTAAGAGCATGCAACATGTGTTGCATAGCTGTCATATTTGTATTTTTGAGATGTAGTTTGCATTGTTTACTAAACATTAGTCGCCCTTTCCAGGTGCTGGGTTAAAATGGTCTTCAAATTTATTAGGAATATTATCCCATTCAGCAGCATCCGTCGGAACATCTTCTGGACGTGGTGATGTAATAACAGGCCAGATTAAACTATATTCGAGGTTAATTGCCGTCCATTTTTCTTGCTGTTCGAAATCCATAGTATTATCAGCTACAATAGCATCTACTGGACATTCCGGTTCACATACTCCGCAGTCAATACATTCATCTGGGTTAATAACTAACATGTTCTCACCTTCGTAAAAACAGTCAACTGGACAGACTGATACACAGTCCATATGCTTACATTTAACACAATTGTCAGTTACTAAGTATGTCATATATTAAATTCTCCCAAGTCTAATTAAGGTTGCTGCTAAATTAATTTCAGCATCGGCAACTAGTGCATGATCTACTAGTCCTTGTTTAATAGTTAATACTGCTGCATCTTGTTGTGCATCGTCACCAAACAATTCAATGTTATCATACAGCCAGCGATAGATCTCTTCCATCTCTTCTGGACGAACTGAACCACAAAGTAATTTACGTGCATCGTTAATTTTACCTTGCTTAAATAGTTCTACCATGTCTAGCTTCCAATCACTGTTACCAGTGTCGCCTTCATTAGGACGAAGCAAGCTGCCTTCTTGTACATTCATCTGGCACATATTTATACACTTACGTAAGTCTGGATATGTTGCTTTAACATATGTATCAAGAATATCTAAGTCCGGAGTAATACCTTCTGTAATAAGAATAGTTGCAACTCGTGCTGTGAATTCTGTCTGGTCAACTTTAGCAATATGAAAGCCTTGACAACGACTATGAATAGCAGGAATAATTCTGTTTTCATAATTGCATGTTAAAACAAATCTTGCAGTTGAGTGATACTCTTCCATAACACCACGTAGTGCTGCTTGTGCGTTAGGTGACAAATAATCAGCCTCGTCAAGTAGTACAACCTTAAAGTCACCAAACGGAATCATTTGTACAAAGTTAACAATCTTATTACGGACGTCTTCTACTGAGTTTGTACGCGATGCGTTAATTTCTAAAACATCTAACGGATTAAGATCTAGTTCGTTAAACAACAGTTTAGCAAGTGTTGTCTTACCGATGCCGGCAGCACCACTAAACAACAAATGCGGAATACTTTTGTCTTCAATCCAAGTCTTTACTTGTTTCTTTTGTGCTTCGTCTCGGAACACATAACCGTCAACTGTCTTTGGTCGGTACTTCTCTACCCATAATTCTTTCAAGTTCTTCTCCGTATTGTTGTTCAAATTTATCTGCTAGCTCGTTCATGATATCGCTATCATCATCTAACATATCACTTACTTTAACACGTTTAACATTATTTGTCAACATTGTTATTTCTTCTTAGCTGGCTTCTTGGCATCTGCAGTAGCAGCAGTAGCAGCAGGTTTCTTACGTCTGCCATAAAAGCTATAAGAAGTTTCGAGATTTTCAGTTCTTTCTCCGTATCCAAACTTTTGTATTTCGCCGCCTTTGGCTAAAAATTCTTCTACATCTTTATCGTGTTGATTTTGTTCTCTTGGTGGAGGATTCATCGTTTAAGTCCTAACTGGTTGTAAGCAATTTGAATTGCTTTTGATTGAAAATATGCATCGGCTAATGCATTGTGTAAATTGCTTTGCATTCCTTTACGTGGATCGCTTTCACAACATCCAAAAAGGGTCCTAGAATCCCGTATAATCCAAAAGTTCCACGGAATCGGCTTTGCAGCGCGGCGGAACATGTCTTCTAGTATGGTATAGTCAAAACCATATCCTTGTCCCCATAATGTATCAATACCAACGACCCACTTGCTAATTTGACGTAGAGCTTCATCTACGCTAACAGCACCAGTTTGGTCAAAGGCTTCTTCCATGATCTTTGGATCTTGTTTGCCCCACCATTCAATAGTGCTGTCACTTGCAGTACGTCCTAGTGTATCTTGTTCATCAATATTAATTTTAAGATACAACTCAGAGTGTGGTTCGCTATCGTTCAGCGGATTAAATTTAACTGCACCTAGTGATAGGACAGTTGCTGACGGACTAGTATCAATAGTTTCTAAGTCAATAGTGCCGTGTGTTGCCAAAAGAAAACTCCTTAATTATATTATACACTATTATAGCATATAGTAACTAAGGAGTCAAGTAGTTTTTAAATATTATTTTTGGTATAGATTGAAGTTTCAAATCCAGTTGTTAAGTCTATCATTTCACCTGCTGTGAAATACTTAACCACCTTGTCGGCAAGTGCCTTATGGTTTCTTTCTGTGAGATGATTATAACGACTGTCTGCTGTCTTAGTATAAAACAACCCCATAGTTTCTTCACTATCAAATTCATTAGAACTAGCATCTGATAAAGTACCAACTATACCTGAGATATTATGAAACCCTGGTATAATTAAAAGTTTAACACCTTTACGTTCTAATATTACACTAGAACTAAACATTGCAGAAACAAATGCTTGATAAATTATCTTGTAACGTTCTTCAAAGTATAAATTTTTATAAAACATATCTATAGCTTTTTGTGTTTGTTTTGGTATTTCGGTTCTACTACTTACATTAGTTGACTCAAAATTTGAAAGATGAGGTTTATCTTCAATAAACCATTGCCTGTCATATGATGATAACTGTACAATGACCTGATCCCCTGCCTGCATCTCATCAAATCTATGAAGAAGCCCTTGATAGATATATTCGTTCGGGCATCCTAAAATAGCATCATTTATATGTGTAGCACTGCCATTTAACTTTTCACTGACTAACCCACACCAGTTCATTTCTAAACTTTGGTAAGGATAGTCAGATTGATCACTAAAAGTAATCTGAGTTAATTGTTCGTGTGGTGAAGAAAAACTATCGCCAAACACATAAAGCATAGTTACACAAACGCTGTTAAATCAGGTGCAACCCAACCTTCTGGCTTTAGTACTTTTCCATCTTCACGTTTTTCAAACGGTTTGCCCGTCTTGTCGTCAATCTTTGCAAAGTTAGTTTTCATTACTTCTTTCCAAGCACCTTCGCCGTTAAATCCTGCGGCTCTGATAGCACCCATAGTAACAACCAAGATGTCAATTAGTGCATCAAGTTGTTCTACATCGTCATTGTTGCCAAGTGCAGTTTGTAACTCTGTATATTCCTCGTCAATAAGACCAATATACATTTCATAGTTTTCTGGGCTTGCTGGTTGATCACATGCTGTTGCAAATGTGTCAATGTCTTTAAATACGTCTGTCATAATTTTTTCCTTTAATATTGTGGGTTAACGAATTGTGAATGTATTCGTCATTGTGCTAATGCTCCTGATGAATTCACAAATGAACTTGGATCTACAGTAGCATGTTCGCCATCTGAGTATTCTGATCCGATATAGATATCATTTGGTTTCTCTTCTGAGTAGCCAAATATACTGTCAGTTTCTACCATACGAACTTCAATTTCTCCTTCTGGAGTATTTATCGTCATTGCGCGAGTCCACCGACCGTGTTCTACAAGAATCCAGTGTCCGACTTCAAACACTTCTTTGTTCTGTGGCCCTTTAGAATAAACTTTAGCCCAACGCGGATAAATTCCTCGTGTAGTGCCATCATCATCTTTAATGATAAGACCGCTTGCTGTTTTTTGTTCTCCAAAAAACATATCTGTTACAAGTGTCCGATCGCCTACTGCTCTCGGTGTACCGTTTATTGTGTTTAAGTTTAACGCCATTTATTAGTTACCTTTTTGTACAAAATTTCCGTCGTCATCTTCTTCCCACTCAGCAGCTTCTGCCTCTGTAGGTTGTTTTTTTGCCACAGGTTGTTCTTCCTGCATGCCTTCGGCTGCTGCATAATAGTCTTTGAGAAGATCTTCTTTCTTACGAACAATCCTTCCACCTGCACCTAATTCATCGCCTCGAGCATTTACTCTAGCATTACCTACTGCCGGAGTTAATTCATTACGCTGACGTAACATATCCATATCAACGGCCTTGCCGTTAGCACTTCTGTGGACTATGCGTCCTGGTTGTTTCATTGCCATGTTAATAGCCTCCTTTTAGTTATAGTATTACTTATCTCAGGAACTCGGTCCAGTCCAGGTCATACTGGATTGAATCAATTTTATGTACACCTATTAAGTATAGCACATAACTTGCTACACTACTACCACGTCCTACACCCCAAACAATGTTATTTTCACGCATAAAATCTACAAGATAGCACATATAACGTAATAGTGGTAACATACCACGTTCAGTAAATTCATGTAGTTCTTCTCGAACACGGTCTCTTTGTTCGTAAGTAAGTTCTCTATTGTTTAAAAAACGTACTATATCCAGTTCTTTATATTCGTCAGGCATAAACCATTCCGACTGTAACGCTGTGTCAAAGTCTTTTTGTTCTACATCTAATGGAATATATTGTTTAAGCTCAGGCAGGTATTGTTCTCGCATTGCTGCATTGAACTTGTCTACATTATCACTAGGATCGCACAATACAACATGACACTTATCAACATGACCACTATAGATCATGTCAACTAGATCTTTATTTGTAAATCGCGGAATACCGAGTTCGTCTGTTTTTATAAGCATGTATACAGTTTAACTTATATTTATTAAACTGTCAAGTCCTTTTTCGCCATTTTGTTCTTGCTGTTTTTGATATTGCTTTGCCCGTCTTGAACTATTTTCTTGTTGATACATGTCTAGTATCGCAGCAATTTGTTCTTGTACTTGAGGATTATGCGTCATGAAGTATTTACGCTGAAGTTCAATAGATTTATTTTCTACTTCAGCGTCACTTAGGTCCGCAAAACTATCAACTAGCGGATTAAACATTAAGCAAATACGCCTACATAGTTAGCAAATACTGTTGTACCGCCGTTAATAGTCCATAAGTCAATTATAACAGGCTCAGCTGCACTGTTGACAGTAAGTGTATCACCTGTCCAAGCAGCATTGGCGTCAGTCATAATTGAACCAGTTGCACTTGCTAAGGTAATAACCCATTCTGAGCCATTACCGGTTAATTGTAAACGCATTCTGCCCATTACACCACTTGCTGGAAAGTTTGTAATTGTTGCTGTTAATGTGCCAGTTGCTTGTAGTGTTTGGTAATGTCCTTGCTCCCAATCAACAGGCCAAGCACCTGCTCGTGCTGCATTGGAATATACAGTTTCGGTATTCTTTTGAAGTTTAGCTTCACTAATTACACTGCCATTAAAGTCGTTAGTTGCATTTAATTTTGCTGTTGTTGCTTGTAGTGCAGAAACTTCCGTTGCTGCTTGCTCTAACCCTACTTTAGTTACATTGAAGTTTGTACGAAAGCCTTGACTATCGTTGTCTACTCCTGCTACTGGAAAAGCAGCGTTGAATCCTACTGTACTAATTGTACTTGCCATTTTATTTTTCTCCTGTATTCATATTTAGCTTTGTTAAGTGTTAAATTCGTAATTTGCGAATACAACATACTGTTCTTCTGAAACGCCTTCTGAATTATCAATAACATATCTATCAACATCTAATTCATATTGTTTAAAGTCAATTCCATTAAAATCAATAGTGTTTGCAATTATTTTTGCTGTGCCAGGCTTGCAGTAACATAACGGAATAGCGTTAACAAATCCTAATTCAGTTACAGTGTCTGCCTGTGAAGATCTCATCCATAACGGTAAAAAGTTCTTTTCAGTTTCGCCTATTGCTTTTATATTATCTCTCATATGTGTTAAGTTAGATATATATCGAGTTGTATCATTTGTTCCGTCAACCTTTATAGCAGTACTATCAACTGTAGTAACATTTGTTGGGTTTGGTCTAAGTTTATTGCTTTCAACAATTCCTGGTACAAATGGTATATTTAAAGAATAACCAGCCCGGCTGATTATTGATAATGTATTTGTAGCAGGAAGATTAAGTACACTTGTCCTACTAGTTATAGACAACCTGTCAATCCATTTAACTTTAAGCTCTCCTGCTTGTCTGGTATAAACAGTAAAGTCGGCGAATTGACTGCTGTATAAATCATCAACAGTATGATATCTTGCACTGTCAACTGTTACTTTATCAGTATTTTTAATTTGAATTTGGTTAGCAACTTTTTTATTTTTCTTAGTGGACTGTTGCGGATCAATAACTTCTAAGTATACAACTTCATAGACTGTGTTTTTTGTCCCAGGTGCTAGTGCAACTGCTGTTTTTACTTTACCAATTGTAAGATTGCGTCTTTTATGATTCTTAGCTGCTGCGGCAGCAAAGTAGTTTAGCGACTTGGCTTCGATACCTGCATAAGCAAGAATATTAATCTTAGTTTGTACACCAAAGTTAACATCGTCCGGTCTATATAGATATTCTGGAAGGAATATCTCTGCATCATTTACAAAGTTAATAAATGAAGTACGTTGAGCTGTTGGTAATAAAGGGCGCATGAAAACATTACTATATTGTTTATTATCAGGATCGGCTAACTTAATGCTAAACTGTTTTTCAATTGCACTAAATCCAAATTGATCTTGAGCTTTAATAGTAAACTTATATGTACGATCGAGCGAAGTAGTATTTCCGTCGAATTGCATTTGTTGATTATCAAATACCGTAAGCCCAGGATTTGATTCTGTACCAAAGCTCCTTACCTTACCAATTAGTTCTCCAGATAACGATAATGTTATTCCTGGCGGCAACGTGCCTGCTGTTACATTATAAAGTAATATAGCTGCTGGCACAGTTGTTGTTGCAACAACAGAAAGAGTACTAATATAGTTTGCACTAAACGATCCTAAGTTACTAGGAGTAGTATATGCAATAGTTGAATCTATCTCACCTAATAGCTTTATAACAAATGTCTTTTTACTAACAGATTCTTCTAGTTCAGTAATAGCAATAGTACCAAAGTTAATACTAATGCCTTTAGTAAAGACAGAAACAACAGCTCTGTTTAATGTTAGAACATCATATAATGTATTACTTGTATTAATACTAGTAACAGAATATGTTTCACCGGCTACTGTAAATTCTTTACCAATAGCATACGCTGAATATTTGTCAAACTTACTTACTTTAAGCTGTGCTATACCAATATTTGCACCTTCGTACATATATTCTATTAATTGTACGGTATCAATATCATACCCGATGCGCTTTGCAGCAATAGTGAATTTATATTCTTTTGTTATTGCTGGTTGATATGGAACTCTGCCAGCAATTTCTCCTGTGGTAGTGTCTAGGGTTAATCCTGGAGGAAGTATACTGTTACTACTATCATCGTTGGCTGCTGTCTTGTAATAACTAACAACGCCAGTTAACGTATTAGGATCAATTACATCAAGTACTAGTGTAACATAATTGTCTGCTCGCCTATAACCAAAGTCTCTTGGGGTTAACCAAATTGGTACTCTGATGTGTGTATTGTCTGCACTAAAGATTCCAGTACCAACTTGCATAACAGTTGTATCTGATCTAAAGAAGTCATCGCCAACAACATATAATTTAAAAGTTCTACTTGAAATTGAATCACCGTCATTTACACTAACTACAAACTCGTAAAACCGATTTAGTTTTTTAGGAGAGCGTGTCGGAGTATTTAGGCCATAAATTGTTGTGTCGTAAAAAAAGCTGTCATAGCCGTTAGCGCTCGGTACACTAAAGTCGTATGCCGAAGTAGTTCCTGCGTCAAAGCCGGCGTCATCATATTGTCCGCCACCTACAGATTTTTGTATTGCTAAAATAGGATCAACTATACCAACTAGTCTGCCATCACTTGTTAACTGTATGCCCGGTGGAAGCGTGCCACCATTACTTGGAATAAAAAACTCTAGTATCTGCCCAGCTTCAGTGTCGCTATCTGCAACTTGTAGTTGGAAGTCAACTGGTGCGCTATCTAGTATATAAAAAGTATCGCCGTTGCCTGCTGCTAATAAGCCGGGAGCAGTAACCCATACAGGATCATCTGCACCCTGGACTGTTATTTTAATAGTCCTGTCGCTTATTTGTGAGTCATATGTTGCTCTAAGTACAAACGTACTAACTGTTTCGTTTGCAACTTCTATCGGAGTACCTACAATAGTGTTATTAGATAACCTTAACCCTGCAGGTAATTTGCCACTAATTAATGCAACCGTAGCACTTGCTTGTGATAGTGGTAGTTGTAACGGTGCAATAGTAACTTGCTCTTGCAAGGTACCTAAGCTGTCTCCGTTATTGTTTGTCCAAAAGTTTGCCATATATCTATTCCCTATATAGCATATTTATCGAAAATTACAGTGTACCGTAATCTGATACTATTGCCGTTGGTGTTGTTACTGTTCCGTATGTAATTGTAGTTGATCTAAATAATAGTTCCAATCCAGATGTAGCATTTCCGATAGTGTCGCCATAATCAGCATTAGTAACTATACGATTTAGATTAGTTACATCTACTCCGTCTACTGTGCCTGTTAGAGGCCCTGTAATTGCTGTTGCAGCTACAGTTGTTGCAGTTAGTGTGCCTACGTTATTAATATTAAACGTAGAAGCGTTAAGTGCTGCGCCAAGGGCTGGATTAGTATCTTGGAAAATTAAGTCAGTTGGATCAATGGCAACTCTAATATCAGTTGCACTAACTACAGTTGTAATATTTTGTCCACCTTTAATACCAAACTGTCTACTAGCACCTGAAATATTTAATGCTGTGCTGTCTGATGCAATTGAAAGTGTACTTGGACTAGATATTGTAACAGTTGCGCCATCTGAAGTAAGTGCAACATTATCGCCAGCAAGTAAACTTCTAAAGTTTAGTACTGCGCCATCTTTAGAATAAAACACGCCGGTGCCTGCTCCTAAGTTTGCTGCTTCGTTTTGTGGAACAACTCTTGCATCTAATTCATCAAAGTTATTATTAACTTTAACAAACGCTTGTCTTAGGTCGTCTCCTGTACTGTCATTTGCTACAGTACCTACATTTATTCTAGTTATTGCCATTTGTGATCTCCATATTACTATTTATTAACTCGTGATACTTACTGTGCCTGATAATGTATTTGAGAAAGGTATGTTTTTTGTATATCTTGATACCATTACTCTCCGTGGTCCGCCCATGGCATCATTTGTGTCACCGTACCCGGTAAGCGATCCTGCTTCTAATGTTTCGCTCGAATCTTTATGTATCATATCTTGTAACTGTGCTTGTGTGAGCATTGGGTTTGCTTGTAAATATAATGCTCCTACTCCGCATACTTGCGGACTAGCCATACTAGTGCCACTAATATTACATTGTCTAAAACTAGCAGAACCGTAGTACGCGGCATCACTAAATTTATTTGTATTACTTGTACAGCTAACAATATTATTACCTGCTGCGTAAATATCTACCCCTGGCCCTGTTGTGCTAAATCCCACTTTATTATCTGCTGTACTAGATTGAGCTAATAAACTACCAACCATAAATGCATTTACACTATAGGGTGAACTACCTCGGTGATAAAATACATTACCTGATCCTCTATTAAATGAATTATTATAATCATCGCCACCACTAACATCTACTTTAAAACTATTATTACCTGCAGCAATGCAAACACATACACCTTCGTCTATTAATTCTTCTACATCTGTATCCACCGACGCTATTCTTACTGGTGCTCTATAACCGCTAGTTGTATTATATGGATAAATTCCATAAGTGTCTCTCATATGTGAATTAGGAGTAGCACTAAAACTAGCATCATTTCCGCTGGTGTAAGTTACTCCTCTATATGATACACTGTCTAAAGAAGTTGCTGCGGTACTATATCCCCAACTCATATTAACAATAGTTGGTCGCTTTTGTCCTGTTACAGGATCAATTGGCTTATTTCTATGCCATAATTTAATAACATCAAAAGCATTACTAATGCTAATACCAGTACCACTGTCGCCAGCACCTTCTAGTCCTGCTAGTTTAACACTATACACTCTTGCGTTCTTTGCCCATCCAAACGATTTACCTGCTGCTGTTCCTGCACAATGAGTACCATGTCCATCGAAATCTCTGTAATGGTTTGCGCTTTGTGTTCCGCTTATTCCACTTGCATTGTACCAATTAATTTGTTGTACTCTACTAACTCCGTATTCGTCTATAAATTCTGGGTGGTCTACTTGTAATCCACTATCTTGTATTACAACATCTACTCCACTACCATCTAGATTAAAATCATATGATCCTGCTAACGATGTTGTCCAAGATGTATCTTCAGTAATTACGCTGTGGCGTCTTTTACCCCAGTCTATATATTCACCACCTTCTGAAGATCCTTTATAGAAAGTTCCGCTAAAAGTTGTGGTAAGGCCAATTTCTAAGTTATCATCTTGATCTGGCGGAATTGCAACATCTAATACTCTACTGTCGTTTTTTAAATCACTTGCTTCGGCGTCTGTAAGGGAGTAATGTGTATTACGTTGTGACCCTAGTCTTGCGTCTGCTATATCTACACTACGTCCAGGAATATCTCCGGCACCAGTGTTTGCTATCATCTCCTGATTAAATGCATCGTAGTCGACACCTTTGTTAAGGGTTACAATATATTCTCTTTCACTCATAAGTATTCCTTAATGTAGGTCTGCCCAAGCAGCTCCAGTATAAACTTGTAGCTTCGTAGTAGTGGAATTGAATAATGTATCACCTGCTACACTTGTAAGTGCGTCTCTTTCTGTTGATGTAAAGGTTGCAAACTTTAATGGACTCTTGTTTATTGTAACTCTATCAGTTGCACTAAGATTAATTGAACTTGCACTAGTTAATGTTGGCGCACCTGTAGCTGTAGATTCAAAAGTTTCTGCATAAACTATATTAGTTACACGCAAATCGTTCTCAACATTTAAATCACTACTAATAGTAACTGCTGGAGTAATAGTAATTCCACTACTATCGTCAGTATCAATAACACTAGATGATAGTGTAAAGTTACCAATTGAGTCTCCACCACCAGCTGCTGCAGGAGCCCAACGTGTGTTGCTTTGATCCCAAGTAAGTACTTGTCCGTTTGTTGGCGTTGCAGTATGTACATCTGTATGTGAACTTAATACACCTGTACTTGTTAGATAACTACCTAAGTCACTAATATCTGCTTCAACAATAGTAATAGTATTGCTTGCAGTATTAATAGTTTTGTTTGTTAATGTATTAACACTTACCGGAGTTACTGTGCCACCTGCGGCAATAGCATCAGTAATGCCATATCCTGCAAGTGTAGTCGGTGTGCTGGTAAGACTGGAGAACGCTAGCGACCCTGTTATTGCTCCGCCTACAGATACATCGCCCTGGAAGTATGCATTCTTAAATCTTACTGTATTTGTACCTAAGTCCCAAAGATTGTGTTGATTGGCATTAGGACTAACATTGCCTCTAATTGTGCCATCTAAATTTATAGCTGCTAGTATGCTGTCAATCATCACCGTTGAGTCGTCTGCAAATACACTACCAACTAAGTCACCGGTGTTATTAACATCAATAGTAACTAAACCGTTTTGAATATCTGATACTGTTAAGTAACCCGAGTCGTTAAACAATCTACTAACGTTGTTACCCGGCTGTATTGCAGTAGCTGCCAACGCTCCTTGTCCAGATGAAGCTACATCAGTAATGCCATACCCTGCTATTGTAGTAGGTAGACCTGTTAAATCACCAAATGCAACTGTAGACAAATACCCTGAATCATTAGTTAATATACTAATGTTATTTCCGGGTACTAAAAAGTTTAAGTTGTTAGTAAATTGACTTAACTGAGTAGGTCTACCTACTACATCGGTCCATGCACCTGTTACTGCAATAGTAGCAATTTCTGTGCCACCCTTTTTAATACTTGTAGCACTTAGTACTCCGCCAGCAATAGTACCACTTGCGGTTACATCCGTTACTCCAGTAATTGCACTACCTGTAAGTTGTAGATTGTCACCGCTTGGTAATTCTTTAATCTTATTGCCGTCACTTGCATCAACTATAAGTGGATATCTATTTGTCATGTGTGTCCTCGCTTAGTGTATTTATTTGCTTTATCATTTATACTCTACCTACTACTGCATCAACAGTTCCACGTTCGCTATCTGTTTTAATTGCAATTGCTTTACCAATTACACTACCAACTTTTGGATCATTATCAACTACTGCATAACCAGGTATTGAACTTGCTACTAGCATATCGCCTTTAGCAACTGGACCAATAACATTTACTGGAACTTTACCTTGCAGTGCAATTAGATTTTTATATCCTGGACATTCACTGTTCATTGTGTATGCACTTTGGTCACTTACTACGCCAGCAATACGTGTTGTTTTGTGTTCGGTACTAACTGTAATTTCCTTATCACCACCAAACACAACAACTGTTCCGACTTCGTATGTAGTATCACCTTCGTAATACTCCGCCAAATCCGCATACGTAGCTTCAAAGCGTGAGTTAGCAGTTAAACTCCATCTACCTGTAACAGTACCTGTAGTTGTTGCTGCGCCTGTACTTAACGATCTTACTGCTGTTAATCCACCTACTGTTAATAAGTGCGTACTTGGATTGTACATCAAATGCGTAGCATTGCTGTCAATGTACGGTCTTTGATATCCTGCTCCTTGATTTGCACTAAACAATACTTGATAATTTACATTATCGTTTTTCTCGTCAACATTAATGTTATTAGCATTTGTTGCTGTACCTGATAAAGCAGCAGTAATTGTACCAGCACTAAAGTTTCCACTTGCATTTCGTAATACAATTCTATTAGCAGTGTTTGCTGTTACTGCTGCAATTGTAGCTGAGTTTGCTTGGTCGTCGATATTAGATGCTGTACCAACAACATCGCCTGTAAATCCAACACTACTTATTTTACCTCGTACTAAGCCGGAAGTAACAAACGTCATAACGTCTCCAGCAGCTCCTGGGAATCCTGTACCGCTGCCAAGTCCGATACCAGTACCAGTTCCGTTCTTCTCGTTTGGTGCTTCTATAAAGCTAGTGTACACCCAACGTGATGATATTGCACTAGTTTCTTCTGCAGCACCAGCGCCGCCTACACTACCGTATATACTATTTTGTTGGAATATACTCTCAGTTGGTGCAACTGCCATATCACCAACTTTAATGTTACCACCGGTGTTTAGTTGCGGCTTACTTCCTCCACTTGCTGTTAAGATTGTACCTTGTGCAGGAGTTTTAAGTGACAGTGTTCCTGATGATTCAGATAATACTTCGTATGTGCTTGTGCCGCCGATAATTAGTGCTGTTGCTTGAAGTCTACCGTTGTCGTCACGTTTTGCAATACTAGTGTTTGTGTTTTCATATGAAATAACACTAGTGTTATACGCACCCGCTCCTGTTTTTATAAGCACAGACCCTGGTGCAGTTCTTGTAGGTGAACCATACGCAAGTACTGATGCAAAGTCGCTATCTTCTAAACCACCGCCTTCTGCAACAACAGTACTAAATGATACTGCGCTTGCTACGCCTGTGCCAGTTGCATTGCGTCCAAGAACACTATCAGTAGGCTGTTGTGGAAGTTCAGCATAACTAACACCTCCAGCTTTAATACCAACAAAGCCGTCTGTTATTTCAAAGTTTGCACTATCGAAACTTGCAAGTCCGTTTGCTGCTTGTTTTTGTGCTGCTGTGCCTGTTGGTGCTGCTGCCGCTGTACTTGCAATAGTCATTGCAAGTTTGCTTTGTGCAATTGCTGCCGTATTATTAACATCACTGTTAATAATGGCCTGTGCTTCGATCTGTAAATCAATCTCTGTAGATGATGCTAATCTGTTTACAGTAATATTAATATCACTAGCAGTTGATTCAAAAGCGTTAGTAAATTCATCTACTGGATTTTCTAATACTATTGCTGTTGTTGAGCCCGGACTTCCGACAACACCGTTGTTGATTGGACTTGCTGTTGTACTAAATTCACCAACAGTTGTTAGCGTGTAAGTAATGTACCTTACGTTTTTGTTTAGTACTTTATCAAATCTCGATTCAAGTGCTACTACTGTACCTTGTGCAGTACCATCTGTAATAGTTCCGCCAACTGTAAATGACCCAGATAGTTCAGGATCAGTTAGTAGCCTACGCTTACCTGTTGGAGTAAGAATTTGCTTTGCTTTGTTAGCATCTGACACTGAGTGGATTGTAACGTTTCTTAAATCATCAAGTTCGTCATAGTTACTAACTGCTTGCGCAACAAAATCTTTAGTAGTTGCATCGTTGTCGTCAGTTGGATCAGCCAAGTTTTTAATCTGCTTAGTATTAGCATTTAAGTTAGCTTCTAGTGGAGTAGACCCGTCTAGTGCTAAGAAGCCTGGAGCAAATCTACTTGTGCCAGTTAGTTGCGCACTGCCATTGTGTCCTAGTCTACGACTTATGTAGTTAGCAACTGATTTTTCTGTAGGTACTGCTGTGTCTGATAAGTCAGTAAACAATTCATCATTTGAGAACTCGTCAATTGTAACACCTTCTTTAAATCCTAATGAAGCTGCTCTTGAAATACCAACATCGCCTGCGAAAGTAATACTACCTGTTGATTGGTCTACAACAAAATACTTACCAACTCTAAAGAAGCCATCGTTGTCTGAACTGATAAAGAATACTCTACCTTTTCTACGCTCCCATACTTGTGCTTTACTTGCATCATCTGCTGATGTATATGCCCCAGCTTTGGAAGCTGATCCACCAAGCGGAGCACCTAACAATACATTTGGATAGTTACTTGTATTAAATCCACCTGTACCAATCTCTGTAAAGTCATGTCCTGTTGCACGTAGTAATGATATAGCAACTGTAATTTCAGCAGTTGATCCTGCTATAAGTCCACAATGTATAGTTCTAGTTGCTGTCGGGCTAAGTCTTATTCCTGCACTTGCAACTCCATTAACGTCTGTGCCTGCAACAAATACTGATTGGACATACCAAACACTGTCAGTAGTTACCCAACGGCCGCCACTTACATATGCTGGATACCCTGCACCATTTAGTGCAGAAGTTGCCCCTGCATCAGTATAAAGAGCAAATGTGTCAGTAGTTACACTTCCAACATAATACTCTGTCCCGTTTAATATTGTAGTGCCAACTATTGAATCAAATTCAACCTTATCACCGTTTGATAAGCCGTGACCTGCACTTGTAATTACTACTGGGCTTGCACTAGTTACATTAGTAATGACATCGGATGTCATTGGACCGTAGCTAATAACTCGTTGTGTTCTACCACCGTATGTAAATATCATACCGCCTGCATAGCCACCGTCACCTGGATTTAGAATTGTTTGGTTAGTTGCATCGGTAGACTGTTGTACAATACGTACAGCATCTTTAGCACTTAACTTTTCAATAGCTAGATATGTGTCTGTTACTGCGTTACCTAGCGTGCCACTGCCGGTTGGAGCACTAACTGCTTTATTTGCAAAATCAATTGTAGGAACAACATATGCATAATCGTCATCAAATACTGTTTTGATTTCGTCAGCTTGTAATGCTAAACTTTGATCATCAGTTCCAGTAAAGCCAGTACTTCTGTACGTAACTGTGTCACTTTCGTCAAAGTTAATAGCAGTACTTGGGCGCTCTGAAATATCTTGTGTGTCAATTCCGTCGAATATCATAGTTTCGCCGTGTCTATATTCAATTACATCACGATGTGCAAGATTATCTTGTAATGCTGGAAAGTAATCAAGATTTGATGCAGCTTCTTGTATTGTTAATTTATAAACAGTATTAGTAAATGTTCCTGCAAAGTTAGTAAACACTGCATCTACAGTAATAGTTAAATCATTTGTGCCATCAACTCCGCCAACATCTGCTCCAGATACTACAATAGTATTGCCATTTGCATAACCACTACCTACATTTGTAACTGCTGTTACTGTAGCTGTTCCGGCAGCAATTGTAATAGTAAATTGAGCACCGCTGCCTAAAGCACTAGTTGATTTTTGTGCAACTAGGGTATAAACACCATTAGAGCCCTCAGTGCCTGAAGTAAATGATGCTGTCTCTATACCAGTTACTACAACAGATCCTGCATCGCCAAGTGTGTTATCGTTGTTTAGATCTGATAAGTTTTGTACGTTAGTAATCTTATAGTTTAGCGCACCAGTAACGCCACCGTGGTCGATATAGACATAAGCGTTCTTTAATGGTGCTTCTTTAAAGTCGTATACTGTGAAACTAGTATCGCCAGCTGCGTTAGTATATCCGCTATATGTAAATGCTTTAACAGATTGTACCATACTTCTTAGTGTAGTAACCTGATCTGGAATTTCGTTTGGATCAGCACCTTCAGCAACTAAGCCAAAGTTACCATAACCATTTGAACCGTTAAGTGATCTAATCTCTGAACCGTTACTTGCATAGTATGCTGCATGACAGTAATATGTAAACATACTAACCATCTCAGAAAACGCACCGTTATTAGTTACAAGTCCGTATGCTAAGTCGTTAATATTTGTAAAGTCATTACCAAGAATACTTCTGTTACCAGCACTTTGCAAGAAGATATCTTGATTATAATCATCTTGATCATGCCCGCCGGCACCTATTAGTGTTGTACCACTAAAGTTCCAGCCATTGCCGTTGTTACTACCCGGATCAAGATATATAATAGCTCTACCTAATGAACTATCATAGTTTGATATAGCGTTAACTTGATAACGTTGTCCTCTGTAATAGAGCGGAGCAGGAAATTCTGGAATTCTTAAGCTTAATCCTTGATCTTGTCCACCAACGTCTTGTGATTCAACATAAAGTGTAAATGCATCTAGTGCGACACTTCCGTTTGCGTCAGTGTAGTTGCCCGAGTTACCTTGAACTCGCATAGGCATGTTACCAGCAAATGCATCAACATACATACCGCCTCGGAATGCTTTTTTGTTCTCAGCTTTTGAGAAACTTGAAGCAGTTTGGATGTATGGTGATTTGGTTAATACTTGCCCTTCAGGATCAAGTACGCACATAAATCCGCCATGCCCTTGTACAGTAAGGTTACGAATAATAGTTGCATCGTCCATTAAGAATACATCCATGCCGTCTGCATCATTACGCTTTGGTGGATTGTATGCTGCATTAAATGCAAAAGTTACTGTATCAACTAGCTTGCCTACTATATTAACACTGCTACTTACTAATTTCCATAAAGTTATATCAGGCAACTTTAGGTACTCTGTCGGAATTAAAACATCAGTACCTTCGTCACTTGCTTTTGATACATGAGTTTTTAATGCTCTATAATAAACTGCACCTTTTTGTACAAAATCACCTTGTCGATAACTTACGCCAGCTGCCCAGTTTGGTTCTGTTTCGCCCAAAGTTACATCAGGATCAAAATTTGTACCTGCATTCTTTGTAGGAGCAGTTCCTAATAATAGTGATCCAGCAAGTGTACTAATGTGCTGTATTGCTGCTGTTGTTTGTGTTTCTTGTCCACTAAATCCGCTACTTACGTAACCTGACCAATACTGGCCTTGATTCTCTAATGCAAATTCTTTACCACCTGATTTTAAGTCTTTTACAATACCGTCAACAATGTATCCTGTGTCTCTGCGACACTTTGTTTCGTTGTATGTAAAGTTTTTAAATGTAAGGTCAATGTAAGTTATGACATTATTAATAGTAGCTGTTGCGCCTGCAACGATACCTGCTTGTCCTAGCTTATATTCAGTTGCTGCCCATGTTACACTTGGACTTACTGTAGATGCTATACCTGCTATGTTTCCTGCTGTAATAACATCTTCAATAATTTGTACCAAGCCGTCAACTTCAGTAGCTTCAGTAGATGTTGCTGCTGTACCTGTTGTATCCTGTGATACTACACTTTGTAAATTAGTAACTGCTGCTTCAGTAACAACTTGACTTGCAATAGTTGCTAAGTGCTGATATGCTCCTACTGTAGCTGCTTGTTGCCCTGCTGCTAATTGACTTGCTGCACCTACAAAGTATGCTAGTGCGTTTGTTACAGAACCCGTGTTACCGCCATATAGTACGTCATAGCTTAATGCGTCAACAATGTACTTTACATCTCTTGAACACTTAGTTTGGCTCATTGTATTATACACAGCGTTATGGTTTACGTTAAGGTATTCTAATACTTCTGCTGCAAGGAAGTTTCTGTTTGCTTGTAACTGTGCAGATGCATTTACTTTGTTTGCGCTGCCACCTGTTGGTGCAGGGAATACTAAAGCGTCTGCACTTGTGTCTGTACTTACAACACCATTAGCAATGATATCAAGTATTTCATCAAAGCCTGCGTTTGATCTAGTTATGGCCAACGTCTGCCCTTCAGCAGTTCCGCCATTGCCTGTAATTAAAGCTGCTGCTGCTGATTTTAAGAATGTAATTGCTGCGTTAGTTGCAACACCCTGTGCACCGATGGCATTTACTGCGTTTGCACGTTGATAAGCAAGACCTGCTGTTACACTATTATAATTAGTACCTAGTGCTACATCAAATCCAACTGCTGTTAAAATAAGCGCACTGTCTCTACGACATTTCGCTTCGTCATATGTTAGTGCAGGGAAAGTAGAGTTAATATAAAAGATTACTTCGTCTTGTATAAATTCTTTGTTAGCCTTCATAATCGCGGCAGCATTTTCATACTTGCCGAGGTTAGTAAATGTTGTTCCAACGTTAGCTGGTTTTGTATTATCAGTTAAGTAGTGACGTCCAAAGTATCCTTGTGTAACGCCAGTTTGATTGACAAACGGAGTACCGGTAGTTTGTAGTGTTATTCCGTCAAACTCTGCATCTCTATAGAAATACGTATCAGCATATATACTCTGTGATGTTCTACGTTTTGGACGAACAATTACTCGTCTAAATTCATCACCTTTAAGTGATACGTTTTTAGCAAGTTTAATAGGCCAGTCTTCTTCGTATATACCAGTTTCAACTCTAATAAGAACTTGTTTTGCTTTTACGTAGTTGCCAACTTCAATTTCTTCACCAACCTCAAACTGAACTGGTGATAGTAGCTGCATATAAAATATAGTTGAATTAGTATCTTGTGTGAACGTAATAATACGTCCTATTGCGCCTGTGCGCTTGCCACGTAATACTTTACCGGGAATAGCATCTGTATTATCTGGATTTGTTTGATCTAATTCGCCGCCAGTATTGTTAGTAAGTTGTAATTTATATCTGTTACCAAACGATATATCAACACCTGCTTCGATGCCATTACTAATAATATTGTTTAGTAGTGTAACATTGTTTGTAATTGATCCTGCTCCGAGTGGTTCTGCACCACCTGCTGCGCCGTCCCATGCTTGTGCTTGACTTTTGTCTTGCACAAATTTAGATTGGTATCTTAGGCCAATGTTTCCGCTTACAAACGGAGTAAACGCACTGTTGTCATATGCTGTAGTTAATGCAGCATCTGTAAATAATTCAAATTGTGAAGTACTAGTTACTTTTGCATATACAACTACATCTTCAATTTCTGTCATGCCAGCAATGTTGTCAAACACTACTTGATTGCCACTTACTAAACCGTGTACAGTTGTAGTAGTAACTACCGAAGGAGTAGCGCCTGTCTTAACAACAATGCTTGCAACAGCTTTTTGTTGATACAATGAATTTTGTAAAAGTGAACTAGTAATTAATCCACCTAGGAATGAAAAACTATCAGTTGTTTGCTTTAACTGCGATGAAATAGCAATTCTACCACTTACGCTAGAATAATAACGTTCTGCTGCTGTTCTTGTTAAGTAGTTTGCATTGTTGCCGCGTTCAGCATCAAGTCTTAAACTATCAATAATTAAACCTAAGTCACGTTCACAAGTGCCTACGTTGTAAGTAAAGTTTGGATATTTAAATGCAAGAAAGCCTGACACTTCTGCAATTATATAGTTCTTGTTTAATCTTAAATTTGCACTAGTAATTACGTTAACAGCATTTTCAACACCAGCAGCAAGAGTTATAGCTTCTGTAGTAAAATTTGTATGCGTAAGTGTTTGGAAATACGGACCTGGCTCTTCTGGCGCAGTTTTAATTAATTCTGCTGCTCTACGTGCCGCCGCGTTAATTGTTTTAAATGCATATGTAAGTGACGTACCTTCTTTACCGTTTGGCACACCTTGCATAGTGTCATCACCGATTGTACTAACATTTAATACTTCTGGGCTTGAGTATGCAGTATTGTCTACATAATATTTTGTAGCTGCTTGTAGATCTTCTGGTCCATTAGGAGTACCGTCTCCTGCTAGGTCTCCTGGATGATCATTTAGGAAAAGTTCTCCTGTCATTGAATCACCTTGGCGTCTTACAATGCTTTCTCTAGGCACTGCAACATCGCTTAGGAAGTTGCCTGATAGTGTTTTATCAAATCCTGCGTCTGCTATTGTGTGACTATCGTCTGCTGCAATAGTGCCTGCCACTGTGAGTTTAGTTGCCGCAGCGGCACTTGCACTTTCTGTTTGTGCTTGCTCTTGTGTTACAAATAATGATAATTGGTCTGCTGTTACGTAACGAATGTAATATGTTGTTCCGCTTGTTACACCTGTAGGGTCAGTGTCTTCAGCTGTAAATACAAAGCCTGTGCCGTTGGCACCGCTGTCATATCCGTGGCCGCTAATAAACAAGTTGCCGTCTATGTAACTTGTTATAGCTAATGTGTACTGTGTATTTGTAGCTGGCTCAGCAGCAACACGAGTTGGAAGTCCGCTAGTAATATAACGTCTATCAGCATAGCCTTTAGTAATTACTAGATCGTCAATAGTGTAACTAGTATCTCTACCTGGCTGCGAGTTAAGCTTTGTTGCGGCATCATCACTAATTGCAACGCCAGCAATACCAAATATGCCACCTGCTGATAAATGTCCGCCTAATGTTGGAGAAACAGTGTCACGAACTATAGCATCAAATGTTGTTGATAATATGATTTTTCCTGGAACACTAACTACATCAACATTAATACTATCAACTATTGCAGCATCTAAATCACTGTTACTACCTATCGTACTGTAATTAATAGCGGTGCCATCTGCATTAGTAGTAACTATTTTACCGGACTGTATTGTATCTGGGCTGTCACCTAACGTAGTAAAACTAATTTGGCCACCTTGCCCAAATACAGCATATAGCTCTTGAAAGTTTTCATTTGTTTTGCGGAACGACTCACGGATACTATCTCCAGTGCCGTCATTTCCTTCTACGCCGATGTTTACATCTTGTTTTGCCATTAAATTTATGCTCCGTTATATTGCTGGCTCAGCCAGTTTATCTATATCAAAATTTACACTAACACCACAGCCGCATGCTGATTGTGCATTAGGGTTACGTATCTCAAAGTTTGCTCCTACAATAGACTTTACATAGTCTACTTCAGTACCAAACAAGAACATCATACTATGTCCACCTACTACAAACTTGCCTTCTCCGGCATCTATTACTAAGTCTTTTGCCTCAACATCTGCTGCTGTTGCTATAGTTCCCCAGTCATACTCAAAGCCTGCGCATCCACCGCCCTTAAGGTTTAAACTAATTGCATAACATTCATTTTCTTCAC